ATTTACTCTTTATAGATCTAATTTTAATACTGCACCAGCAACAATAAATTTCTATAATCCACCACTATCAGTTGCAAATAATCAAATAGCAAAATTACTCAATAATTCATTAGATTTTGATTCAAGAAAATTGAGAATTAATTTATCTTCACCAATATCTGAAGATATTGGTGGAGGTAGTAGTGAACCTTTTGGTACAACTGTTATTCAACCAAGTACAGGTGCTTATGGCAATTATGCCTCTAGATCTGGTTCTGTTTCTCAGTTAACTATTGATAATCCTGGATTTGGTTACCCAGAAGGATCTTATCCCAATGTTGAACTTATTAATATTACTGGACGAGGATCAAATATTATTGCCAATATCACAATATCCGCAGAGGGGGAAATTTCTTCTATTACTGTGGTTCAAGGAGGTTCTGGTTATCAAGAAGGGAATGTTTTAGAAGTCCCTGGACTTGGTAATGATAACTTAGGTGTAAATGGAAGAGTTTCTGTAAATCAGTTGGGAAGTTACCAACAAATTATTCTAGAAGATGTCCAAGGAGACTTTAATGAAGGTGTTGGAGTTGGAAATTCCCTACAATATTATAATACATCAAATACTTTGGTGTATATTAATGGTGGAAATACAACTATTGAATCCCCTATTGAAGTTGATTCTGATGGATTGCATATTAAAGTAAATCATAAAAATCATGGGATGCATTCTCCACTAAACTATGTGACAATTTCTGGAGTTTTCCCAGATACAAGACAGTTCAATATTGTAACATCTATTAATTCTACATCTAATTCAATTAGTGTATCAAATTCTGAAGATTTCTCAGTATTTGAAGGACTGCCCGTAAATTCATCCAATCCAGGATATGCCTTTATTGGTAATGAAATAATCAAGTACTCATCTGCTGGTAATGGTATTTTATCTGGAGTTGTAAGAGGAATAGATGGAACTATTCCATCCTCATATTCAGCAAATACAGTTATTAGAAAGTATGAACTAAATGGGGTTTCTTTGCTTAGAATTAATGCCACACATAGATTGGAAGATTCTATTGTGGAAAATTCTATTGGTTTAGATTACTATACAATTAGAATAGATCAGATGGCAAAAAATTCTGGTAATATTCAAATTACCAGAAGAGATTCTGACTCATTATTAGGACCTTCACTATACTTTAGAGAAGATAAATTTGATGGTGGAAATAATATTAGAGCAACTCAAAATATGCAATTTGAAGTGTTAACTCCACTTATTCAAAACTTTACTCCAAATCAAACTAGTATATCTTCCCAAGTAAGAACTGTATCGGCAACTAGTATTTCAGGAAATGAATTATCATTTATTGACCAGGGATATTCTGAAATAACTTTGGGAACTTTGAATTATTTTGATAGTCCTAGATTGATAGCATCGAAGATAAATGAAAATGAGATGTTATCTGAATTGCCTAAATCAAAATCATTAAATGTTCTGGTTAATATGTCATCATCAGATTCTAGATTGAGTCCTTGTATTGATTTAACGAAAACAAGCATTATTACTACATCTAATAGAGTAAATAAAGCAGTTTCTGATAATGAATATATTACTGATAGAAGAATCAACACTATAACAGAAGATCCTAATGCGTTTATGTATGTTTCAAAACAAATAAGATTACAAAACCCAGCATCATCAATAAAATTACTAGTTTCTGCTGATATTAATTCCTTCTGTGATATTAGGGCATTGTATTCTATAGATAATTCCGATAATTCAAATTCCATGTTTGGACTTTTCCCAGGATATAACAATTTAACTAATTTAATGGAAACAATTGATCCCTCATTGAATGATGGGACTCCCGATGTTTATATGAACACTAATAATAATTTTGGGTTTGAAACACCTACATTATCTGAATATGAGTTTACAGTAAATAACCTACCAGAGTTTACTTATTATCGTGTTAAAATTATTTTAACCTCCACCAACCAGGCTTACGTTCCAAAAGTTAAAGATATTAGAGCTATAGCATTGGCATAATTATGAAAAAATTAATTAAAATAAAAGATAATAAGGGTCTCTTAAGAGATCCTGAAACAAATGCAGTAATAGTTGATGATCGTTCTTCATATAAAAATTATTTAAGATTGAAGCAACAAAAACAAGTTGATAATAATAGAATTGAAAAAATAGAAGAAGAAGTGAATAATATAAAAAATGATATAGGTGAGATAAAGGAGTTATTGTTTGCACTATTTAAAAATGAAACCTGATGAAATTAAATTAGTTTCACTAGATAAACTATTTGAGTACGAAAAGATTTCTAGAGATATAGATAGTATATGTGATATTGAAACTGTAAAACTTTTTGCAAAGTTATACGCAAGATTATATTTAAAACAGCAAGAAATTTTATTTAAAATCTAATGGCACAACCATCTACAAGACAGGAATTAATAGATTATTGTCTGAGAAGACTGGGGGCACCAGTATTGGAAATTAATGTCGCACAGGAGCAGATAGAAGATTTAGTAGATGATGCTTTACAACTCTATAGTGATAGACACTATGATGGTGTCTATCAAACTTATTTAAAGTATAAAATTACACAACAAGATATTGATAGAGGAAGAGCAAAAACTATTAATGGTGTTGGAGTTTCAACAATATCTGCACAGTCTTCAGATGGGATAAATTATGATTATTATGAAAATTCTAATTACTTAGAAATTCCTGCCCATGTTATTGGAGTTAATAAAATTTTTCAATTTGAAGGATCTAATTCAATTTCAAGTGGAATGTTTAGTATAAAATACCAGTTATTTTTAAATGACATTTATTATTGGGGTTCAACTGAAATTTTATCTTATGCAATGACAAAAACATATCTGGAAGATTTAGATTTTGTATTATCAACACAAAAACAAATACGTTTTAATAGAAGACAAGGAAGATTATATTTGGATGTTGATTGGTCAACCATAACTCCAAATCAATATTTTATAATTGATTGTTATAGAGTTCTAGATCCAAATCAATATGATAGAGTTTGGAGTGATTCTTTCATAAAAAAATATCTAACTTCTCTTATCAAAAGGCAGTGGGGACAGAATTTAATTAAATTCCAAGGAGTAAAACTTCCTGGAGGAATTGAGTTTAATGGAAGACAGTTGTATGATGATGCTGAAAAGGAAATAGAAGAATTGACGATGAGTATGTCTTCATATTATGAAATTCCACCATTAGATATGATTGGTTAATTTTATGCTTAATCCATTTTTTCTCAACGGCAAAAAAACAGAGCAAAATTTAATACAAGATCTAGTCAATGAACAGTTGAGGATATATGGTGTTGAAGTTTATTATTTACCAAGACAATATGTCACTGAAAAAACCATTATAAAAGAAGTAATAGAATCTAAATTTGAATTAGCATATCCAATAGAAGCATATGTGGATTCATATGATGGGTATGGGGGACAAGGAACAATACTATCTAAATTTGGTATACAAGAAATAGATGACTTAACACTCATAATTTCAAAGGAACGTTTTCAATCTTACATATCACCAATTATAAAAAATCTTCCGGATGTAAAGTTATCAACTAGACCAAAGGAAGGTGATTTAATTTATTTCCCACTTGGGGATAGATTATTTGAAATTAAATATGTTGAACACGAAAAACCTTTTTACCAATTAAGAGAAAATTATGTATATGAACTGAGATGTGAATTGTTCAGATACCAAGATGAGGACATAGATACAACGATTGATTTTATAGATGATAACCTTGAAGAAATTGGACCAATTCAAACTTTACAAATGGTAGGAATTGGAGTAACAGCATCTGCAATTACTGGCATTGTTAATGGTGGTGTAAGATTTGTTACTGTCACAAATAGAGGATCTGGGTATGGAGAAGCTCCTGATGTTTCATTTTCTGAATCTAGGTATTATAAGGGAACTGCTACTGGTATAGCAACAATGATTGGTGGAATTGTAGATATTTGTGAACCAGATCCAAATCTTCTTAGGGTTCAGGGAGTTGAATTAACTAATCCTGGTAGAGGATATGCAGAACCTCCAATGGTAACATTTACTGGTGGTGGTGGTTCTGGGGCAGAAGCATTTGCTACAATTGGTGATGGAATAATCGGAATTATAACAGTTACAGATGGTGGTTCTGGTTATATTAATTCACCAACCGTATCCTTTATCGGTATAGCATCAGAAACTGCGGTTGCATCTGCCATTCTAGGTCCATCTGGGGTTGTTACTGAAATTAGAATTTCTAATGCTGGTTTGGGATATACTGAAGCACCACAAGTAGTAATTTCTTCACCATCAATGATAACTGGAGTTGGAACTTACTTATACAATGAAGTTGTTGTTGGTTCTCAAAGTAATGTAAGAGCTAAAGTTAGATCTTGGAATTATAATACAAAAATTCTTGAAGTTTCTATAATTTCTGGAGGATTTTTATTAGGTGAGATTTTAATTGGTGAAGATTCTGGTGCAGAATATGCATTACAATCATTAAGTATTTTTAATTTAAGTGACCCAAATGATAATAGTAATTCTGCTGATAAATATTATCAGAATAATGAAATACAAATAGAGTCTAATAAAATATTGGATTTTAGTGAAAAAAACCCATTTGGAAATCCATAAAATTCATAGAGAGCAAAAATGTTTGAATATTTTTACCACGAAATCTTAAGAAAAACTATTATAGGATTTGGAACTCTATTTAATAATATAACTGTCAAACATTTTGATGAATCTGGAAATATTTCTTCCGTGATTAAAGTTCCTTTAGCGTATGGTCCTATACAAAAGTTCTTAGCCAGGGTTGAGCAGCAACCGGATTTAAATTCTCCGGTACAAATAACTCTACCAAGAATGTCATTTGAATTTAATGGATTAAACTATGATCAGACTAGAAAATTAACTACGACACAAACTTTTGTATCCTTAGATAAAAATAGCAATAATGTTAGAAAATCATATATGCCAGTTCCATACAATATGGAATTTGATTTAAATATAATGTGTAAACTTGATGATGATATGTTGCAAATAGTAGAGCAAATATTGCCATATTTTCAACCTGGGTATAATCTAACAATAGATTTGGTAGATGCTATTGGTGAGAAGAGAGATATTCCCATAGTGTTGTCTTCCATATTAATGGATGATGATTATGAAGGTGATTATAGTAAGAGAAGAGCACTAACATACACTTTAAAATTTGTTGCTAAAACTTATCTCTTCGGTCCAATTGAAACATCTTCCGAAAAGGATATTATCAAAAAAGTTTCTGTTGGGTTTGTTGCTGGAGATACAAATTCAACCACAAG